ATTTACGTTAAACCTACTTCAGATTACGATAGTTATGGTGAAGATTCTTAAACCTAAAGTTTGTGTAATTTCGGATTTACATTTAGGTGTTCATACTAATAGTACAGTATGGCACGAAATCGCACTCACTTGGGCTAAATGGCTAGCAAAAGAATTAAATCGTAAAAATATAAAAGACATTATTTTTTGCGGTGACTGGCATCATAATAGAAGTGAAATATCTGTCAATACTCTTCAAGTATCTGCTGATATTTTAGATATATTAAAAGATTTTAATATTGTCGCTATTACTGGTAACCACGACCTATACTACAAACATAGGACTGATGTTAACTCTCTTTCTATATATAAAGGAAGAAGTAATATTAGCATTTTTGATACTCCTTATACCCTTGAGGCATTCGATCGTACCATAACTCTGTGTCCATGGAATACAAGTCCATCTGATATTCCTAAGAGTGATGTTATATTTGGTCACTTTGAGATTGAAACGTTTAAGATGAATTCCTATAAAGTGTGTGAAGAAGGAATCAAAATTAAAGACCTACTCGAAAAGGCTTCATTAATTATATCAGGACACTTTCATACTAGACATGAAAAAACCTTCGGGTCAGGAACTATTCTATATTGCGGTAATCCCTTTCAAATGGACTTCGGCGATGTAGACAACACGAAGGGATATTATATTTTAGATTTAGATACCTTAGAATATGAGTTTACAGAAAATACAGTATCACCTCTATATAAAAAATTAAACTTAAGTGAGTTAGTTGAGCTAGGTACAATTGATTCTTTTGTAAGGAGTATATTTACAAACAACATTGTAAGACTAAAAATTGATAAGAATATCACTCAAGAAGATACTGATATTTTAACGAATAAACTCAATCAACTTAAACCACTTAATCTAAGCTTAGATTATGATATTAATTTCAATAGACTAGGATCAGAAAGATTAGAAAAAGATTTATCGGGTATTGATATTCCTACAGCTATAGAGGAGTTCGTGAACCTATTAGATATACAAAACAAAAAAGAAGTATTGAGTTATACTTTAGATCTCTATAATAAGTGTATAGTATGAAGACCGTTAACTTTAAACGAATCGCAATTCAGAACTTCCTCTCTGTAGGTGAGGAACCTGTTGTAGTTGAGTTTCGTGAAGGATTACACATTCTAACTGGAAATAATAAAGATAAGCCAGAGAGAAAAAACGCTGTTGGTAAATCTACTGTAGCTGATGCTGTATACTTTTCAATTTTTGGAGAAACACTTCGTGAGATTAAAAAAGATCTTATTATTAATAATATTACAGGGGGTAAGACTCATGTAGAGCTAGACTTTGAGGTAAGTTCATCACGTGGAAATAATTCCTTTAAAGTAGTTAGAACGCTATCGCCTACAAAGGTTTTCGTCTATAAAGACGGTGTAGATAAGACTCGTGATAGTACAGCTAATACTACAAAGTATATTTGTGATGTATTAAGTGCATCGCCTGCTATTTTTCAAAACTGCGTTATTATGACAGTTAATAACGCAGTTCCTTTCATGGCTAAAAATAAAATCGATAAACGTAAATTTATCGAAGATATATTTGGCATGGAAGTCTTTTCGAAAATGATTTCACAGATTCGTTCTGAGTATAACGAGATTAAAAGACAGTACGATGTAGAATATAGCAAGCTAGAAGAGGTTGAGAAAAATTATAAAAGCTATATTGAACAAAAAGAAAAATCTCTAGAACGAAAACAAGAAAAAAAGGAATTGTATGAGAGTCGTTTTAAAAACAATAAAGATGAAATAGATGTACTTAAAGAAAATCTTTCATCAATTAATGTTCCAGACGTAAACAAACTTAACGAAGAGATTAAACTACTTGAAGATAAGTTTTTGCAATGCGATGCAAAAATACATTCCTATCTAGAAGAAAGCGCTACTACTAAAGCAACTATATCTCATAAAAAAGATATCTATATGAAAATAGGTACAGATGGTGATAGTTGCCCGGTTTGCTTGAGACCTATTCTAGAACATGATAAAGATTTTATTGCTAAAGAGAAGGACGTTCTTAAGAGCGATATGTCTTCATTAGCTCAAAATATAAAAACAATTTCTTCAAAAGTAGAAGAAGTAAAGTCTGTTAAAGATAAAATTAGCGCTGCGATATCAGCTAAAAAGCAAGAAGTTGGGGAAATTGCTTTACAGAAACAAAAGATAAACAACATGCGCGATAGAATTTCGCAGCTTGAAGCTTGGCAAGCTGAATTAGTGCAAGACCTGGATTCTTTAAAAGATTCATCCTCTGATTTAGATTATCTAATAGATAATTGTAAGGGTAGAGTTGAAGAACTAAAATTATCTACGCAATCCATATCTAAAAATATTACTAACCTTGACGTAGTTAAATATATAGTTTCTGAAGAAGGTGTAAAGTCGTACATTGTTAATAGGCTTCTAGAGCTTCTGAATGGTAAGCTTCAATATTATCTCAAAAAGCTCGACGCTAACTTTACATGCATCTTTAATGAATTTTTTGAAGAAGAGATTTTAAATGAAAAAAATAAAGTATGCTCTTACTTCAACTTTTCGGGTGCTGAAAGAAAGTCAATAGACCTAGCCTGCCTGTTTACTTTTTCAGATATAAGAAGAATGCAAGGGGGTGTAAGTTATAATATAGCAATGTATGATGAGTTGTTTGATTCTTCTTTTGATGAAAAGGGTATTGAACATATTATTGACATACTACGCGAACGTGTAGATATATTTAACGAGTGTTCGATAGTCATATCTCATAGAAAAGAATCTGTAAAAGCTGTCACTGGTGATGTTATATTCTTAGAAAAGGAAAACGGCATTACGAGGCGCGTTGATTATTCGGAATTTTAAATTATATATAAAATATGTTTGCAAGTCCTTTTGCTAGTCCTTTTCCTCAGCCGTTTACACCAGCTTTTAATACCGTCGCTCAACAACCTAAAGCGCCTGAGCAAATGCAACCTAGGGAACTATCGCTCCCGCGATATGTTAATTATCTTGCAGATTATTCAGGATGTGGTTTTTGGCGTATTTTATGGCCGGAAAATTTAATAAATGCTACAGGGGTAGGATGCTCTACTTCACTAACCGCAATGGTGTTTGATCCAAGATGGTATACAAATGTTAAGTGCGTTAAAGTGCAGAGACAAGCATCGAGTGATCAGCGCGAGTTTATAAAATATCTTAAGAGTATTCAATCACAACACGGATTTAAACTTATTTACGAAGTAGATGACGTAGTATTTAGAGAAGATATTCCCGATTACAATAAATTTAAATTCGCATTTGATAATGATGAAATTAGAAACAATTGCGTTGAAATTATAAATCTTTGCGATGAAGTTACCGTAACATGTGATTATATGCGTAAGCTATATCAGGAAAGAACCGGTAAGAAAGAAATAACAGTAATACCTAATTTCGTTCCATACTCGTGGATGGGTCACCAATATAATAAAAATCGTATTTGGGATAATTACGATAAGAACAAAAAGAAGCCTAGAGTCTTGTATACCGGTTCAGGAGCACATTACGATGTAGATAATAAAAACGGAGGCATCGACGACTTCTCGCATGTAGTAGATTTAGTTAGAAAAACAGTTGATAAGTATCAATGGGTTTTTGTAGGAGCATTTCCACCGCCCCTATTACCCTTAGTGCAAAGTAAAAAGATTGAGTTTCATAACTGGCAATCACTAGCTGATTACCCAGACTTTATTAATAGTCTTAACGCACAAGTCATGATCGCACCTTTATTAGATAATAGCTTTAATAGATCAAAATCTGATATTAAATTTATTGAGGCATGTGTGCTGGGACTTCCATGTCTAGTTCAGGATATGGAAACTTATAAGGATGCGCCAGAGTTCCTTAAGTTTAAGACAGGAGATGATCTGGAGTATAAGCTTGAATCAGTTCTGAAAAACAAAGCTCAATACTACAGAAATACAGAGATGTTTAGGCATATTGGTTCGCAAAGATTTTTAGAATCAAAAGAGAACATTGGCTGCCATCTAGAGGCACTTAACACGCCATATGGTTCTTCTGAGAGAAGATATCTCAAAAGGTGGAATTGATGGCTATTGAAAATTTATCGAGCTAGCTTATAATAAGCTCGATGTATAGAAACGCTATTTATAACGGTCGTAATCAATCTATACGACTATTTACTTGGGATGAGAATGGTAAGCGTGTTTCTTATGATGTAAGTTTCAACCCCTATCTTTATCTAGAAGATCCTAGAGGAGATAAGACATCTATTTTTAATACTAAAGTCAAAAAGAGAGTATTTAATTCTGCATACGATAGAAATAAATTTATTGCAGATTCTGGAATTAAGAGAGTCTTTGAAAATCTTCCAGCAAGTCAACAATACCTAATTGATTGTTTTTGGAGAGAGAACGAAAAGCCGGAGTTTTCGCAGTACCCTCTAAAGACCATGTTTATAGACATCGAGACGTACTCTGTTGACTCGTTTCCTGATATAGATAATCCGAATCATACGGTTAACGTCATAACTTGTTATGATACGTTTACAAAAACGTTCAACACATTTGGTCTAAAGCCCTATACAGTAAGTGCTCCTAATGTAAATTATACTCACTGTAAAAACGAGAGACAGCTTTTTATAAAATTTATTGAATATCTCGAAGAGGACTATCCGGATATCTTAAGTGGGTGGAACTCTGAGTTCTTCGATATTCCTTACATTATTAATAGGTGTGAAAAAATTCTCGGGGTAGAATATGTTAATAGGCTTTCCCCTTTACAAAATATCTATTTCAGATCTATTAAGGGTAAGTTTGGTAGAGAACAAAAGCGATATTACATCGACGGAATATCGTGCCTTGACTACTTAGATATTTATAGACGTTTTTGTCTAACACTTCGTGAATCATATAAACTAGATGCTATTGCTGAATTAGAACTCGGTGAAAATAAAATTGATTACGGTGATATTGATCTTGCTACTCTAGCAGATACAGATTGGCAGAAATTCGTAGACTATAACATTCAAGACGTTAGTCTTCTAGTTAAGATGGAGGAGAAACTACAATACGTGTCTCTATTAAGAATGTTATCGTATGTTGGTCTTACCACTTTGGAAGGTGCCATGGGAACTATTTCAGTAATCAACGGAGCTCTGACAATCAGAGCTAGGTCACGTAATGAAGTTCTATCCACATTCGTTAGATCTAATACGGATGGAAAAAATCCTGGCGCGTATGTAGCAGAACCTAAAAATGGATTTAAGGAAAGTCTTGTATCGTTTGATGCTAACTCACTTTACCCTAATGTGATGATATCATTAAACTTGTCTCCTGAGACAAAAATAGGTAGAGTTGAGAAGACATCCGATAATGAAGTTATTATACAACATGTATCGGGTAAGCAATTTCAACTTACTAAAGATAAGTTTGCGCATTTTGTAAAGCAAGAAGAGCTTGCATTAACAAAAGCAGGTTTTCTATTTACACAGAAAAAGCAAGGAATTATACCAGAGTTTCTTGATTATTACTATAAGCAACGTGTAGTAATTAAGAAAGATTTATATACAGTAAAGACAAAGCTTCAAACATTGAAGAAAGGCACAAAGGAGTATAAGGAAACATATTTTGAATATGAACGCCTTAATACCAAACAGATGGTTATAAAGATTCTAATTAACTCCTGCTATGGTTACATGGGCAACAAGCAAGCGCCTATCGGTGACGATGATATTGCTTCATCTGTAACTTTAACAGGTCAAGCTGTAATTAAACAAGCTGGTAAATTACTACAAGAGTATCTCACTAATAAGTATCAAATTACTGATAAAAATATTTTAGATGATAGCTGGGTTTACTCTGATACAGACTCTTTGTACTTCTCACTAGCCTGTATTAAAGACAAAGTACCAGTTAAAAACGGCGATGAAATTACAGAAGAGTTTTACGCTGAAGTAGAAGAGATTGAAACATATCTCAATACTAATATTACAAAGTGGGCAGTGCGAGATTTAAGAACCAAAGATAGTAGATTCGTATTTAAGCGAGAGTGTATTGCTGATGTAGGTGTCTTCTTACAGAAGAAGCGATACGTTATGCATATACTTGACGATGAAGGTATTAAGACTAACAAGTATAAGTATACGGGAGTTGAAGTTGTACGTACAACTATGCCTAACGCTATCAAGCCTTATGCTAAGAAGATCATCGAGACAATGCTTAGTACGCAGTCATTAAAAGCTACTAATGACCTACTAACAGAAACATACGAAATATTCAAAAGTCTATCTCCTGAAGAAATTGCCTTTGTTATGGGTGTAAAGGGGTATGATAAATATGCATCTAAGTGTAGAGACTTTACTATTCCTAAAGGGATGCCTATTCACGTAAAATCTGCTTATTACCATAATCACATTCTAACTAACGTCGTTAAAGCTAATAAGTTCGAAACTATTACATCAGGAGATAAAATTAGATACCTGTATGTACAGCAGCCTAATAAATTTGGTATTGATAGCATAGGATTTAAATATGAATACCCGCAAGAATTTAAAGACATTTTTAAAATAGACTATGAAAAAATGTTCGATAAAATTCTATTCCAGGCAATAAAAAGATTTTATGATTCGGTAAACTGGCAAGTTAGAAAGCCTGCTGAAAATGTACAAACAGAATTGTTTGATTTATTTGGAATATAAGTTGATATAACATAATAAGTAGATAACTATTGTCATGGAATACCTAGATAGACCAGTATCAGATGAAACGCCTAACGCACACCCCGCTTATTGGCGTGGTAAGTCACGAGGTATTAACGACGTATTAAAGATCGTATCAGATATTATGCTTGGGCTCGATAATGGCACAGGTGTTAATAACCACCCTGGTATAGAATCGATGAGACGTGCTCTTTTAACTTGGAGAGATGAAGTTAATAACTCATTAGACTCTAAGAATAAAAAAGTTGAAAAACAGTAAAAATAAATTAATATAAAGTATGAGTAAAATTAAAACTATTATCGACCATATCGGCCGTACTGTAATAGGTAAGCTTGTTGAAGAAAGCGAAAGCACCCTTACATTGAGCAATCCAGTAATTATTCACGTTACTCCTAATCCACAGAATGGCCAACTTCAGGTTCAATCCTTTCCATATATTTTTATGGAGTTCTTAAGTAAAGAATCTAGAGATAAAAATAATTGGACCTTCAATAAGAAGTCTATTGTTCTATCTGAAGTTCAATTAGATGATAAGATTATCATGCAATATGACAATATCAATACTCCTGCTCCTGCACAGGCTACTCCTCAAGCAGAACCAGAAGTAATTAAGTTGTTTGAAGATTGATATTAACAGTAAAAAATATAACACCTCTACGCCTCGCGGTGTAGAGGTTTTTTTATGAAGCTAACTCAAATTACATCCGACACCAACGCTGTGATTTTATCTTTGTCAGGTCATAGTTGTGCAAAACTTAGAGAAATTGGATTTTGTGAAATGGCAAAAATTAAAAAAATACAAGATGGTAGATTGTTAATTTGTGATATTTGTAATTGTAAAATAGCAATCAGTAGAGAGTTAGCTGAAGGAATAGAGGTAGAAGTTGTTGATTAACTTATAATTTATTATATTATATTGTTATGGATAAAGATGTTAAAAGTGCGTTAGATGAAATTGATGATGTAAATCCTTTCGCTACCTACCTTAGTGATAGTACGCTAAGTCGTGTAGGTGGGTGGGTAGATACTGGTAGCTATGTTCTTAATGCTATTATTTCCGGATCAATTCACGGCGGTATTCCTAAAGGACGTGTTACTATGTTAGCAGGTGAATCAATGACAGGTAAATCTCTCTTTGTGCAAAAGATTCTAGCAAAAGCACAACAAGAAGGTCTTATTCCGGTTATTTTTGATACAGAGAATGCAATTGATCCTGAAGGCGCTTCGCGTCTCGGTCTTGATATCTCGAAGGTAAAATACGTACCTTGTATAAGCATTGAACAAACACGTAATGCTTTATTTAAATTTCTTACTTCTGTTAAGGACAAAAAGCTTGAAGGTAAATTTATCGTCGCAATCGACTCTTTAGGCAACTTGCAATCCGAACTCGAATTAGCACGTATGGGTAAGGATAGTACTTCAGCTGATATGGGTACTAAAGCTCGTGCTATGAAATCGCTAATGCAGACTTGTACTAATCTCGGTGCTGTTACACAGACAACTATTCTTTGTACCAACCACGTCTATGACGATCCAGCTGCTATGTTCCCATCTATCGAAAAACATATGCCTGGTGGTAAAGCCTGTGTTTATCTACCCTCAGTAACTGTACAGCTTGCACGTAAGCCGATGAAATCTGATGACGGTAAAACTACAGACGGTGAATTAGCTGTTGGTCAAAAATCTTATGCAGGTATTATTATTAGAGCTCTTACACGTAAAAATCGGTTTATTAAACAATATCTCGAGGGTGAGATGTACCTATCCTTTGCTAACGGATTGGATAGGTATTATGGCTTGCTGGATCTTGCGGTCGGTCTTGGTGTAGTGGTACAGAACGGATCTACATACGCTCTTGAAGATGGTACTAAGTTAGGTTACTATAAATCATGGCGAAAAGATTCTGAGCTCTGGGAAAAAACTATCTTACCAAAGTTAGAAGAGAGAATTAAGAATGAGTGGTCTTATAGCAACCTTGAAGAAGAAGTTCCTGTAGAGATAGAAGATGAAACTGTATAAAGCTATTGACTTCATTCAGTGGGTATGGAAGTATACCTTTAATATAGATTATTCGAAATCTAAAATAAGACAAGATCTTAAACAAGGAGCAGTTAAGCTTAACGATAGAAAAATAAAGGAAACAGATATATTTGTATTTAACGATGAACAATAAAGTAGTTTTAGCATTTTCAGGAGGTATGGATAGTTCCGTACTACTTTTTATGGCAGCCAATAAAGGCTATAAAGAGATACATACAGTAACATTTGACTATGGTCAGCGTCATCGTAGAGAAATGCAATGCGTTCCTCTACAGCAATGGAACCTTCAAGAGAAATATCCTAGCGTTAAATTTACTAATAAAGTACTTGATGTAAGTTATCTCAAAGATATTTCGCCTACTTCATCATTAACTAATCTTGATATTGATAATCCTGATATAAGTAAAATTGCCGGTGATGCGCAACCTGTTTCATATGTTCCTTTCCGCAATCAAATGTTTATTACGATTTGCTGCGCGTACGCAGAAAGTCTCGGTGCAGAAACGGTTTGGTATGGTGCAGCGCAAGTAGATTCGCTCGCCGGCTACTGGGACGGTTCGCAAGAGTTTGTAGACTCTATAAACAATCTAACTGCTCTTAACAGACAACATAGGATCCTCATTGAGGCCCCATTGCTCTCCTTGTCAAAAGCAGATATCATACGAGAAGGTGTGAAATTAGGAGTTAAATTTGAAGATACTTGGACTTGTTATAGTAATAGAGAAGATGGTCTAGCAGACGCTACTACTCCGTCGAGTAGCTTAAGGCTTCAAGGATTTATTGAAGCTGGATATAAAGATCCCGTTAAGTATCTACAACAAGATAAGCTTAACGGGATTTATGAACAGAAAAATTGTTCTATTATTTAGCAGCTCTTGCTCCTAAGCCACCACCAATAACACTACCAGCTATACCACCTAGTGGGCCACCAATAGCGCTTCCTACAAGCTTACCAGCCATACCGCCCGCTCCGGCATATGCACCCTTTTTAATTGTATCTGCAGCCGCATCGACAAATCCTTCTGCATCTTCTGACGATTCATCGCCTAAAGCAGATTTTAATGCATCGAGAATTTTTTTAGCTATCGACTTATCTAAAGCCACTTCCATCTCTTCAGTCTCAGACTGATTCTCTTCGTCTTCCTTTTTATTGCTAGCATAATCACCAGCAGCACCAGCGAGGGTTCCACCTATACCGCCTAGAAGAGCTCCGCCAGGTATTGGAGACATTGCTCCAGCAATAGTTCCTCCAGCTCCACCTAACATAGCACCTAATCCCTCGTTCAAAACTTTTGCAGTATAAAGATCAGCTAATTTATAAAATTCTGTTTTTTTGCTCATATTATTATTTATAGTATAGTTTATAATTACATGCCGTATCTTCTTAACTCTTCAAGTTGCCAGATAGTCTTAGGCTTGTATTTTTCTTTAAATGACTGCTTCTTACTTTCAGGAGCATGGTAGAATTTATCCTTTCTGGTTTGTTCTGTTAAATAGTGTGAAGTATAGCTCTCTGTAACAGTTTCTTCGTTTTCATCAGGTATGTTTTTAAATCCTCTTTTTTTAGCTAGACCCTTTTCCCAACCTTCTACTTTACCATCATCATTAATATCTGCTTTAGCTGGACTATATTCTTCATCTTCTACATCTTCCCCGCTCATTGCTTGATCATATTCGTCTTCATTAACATCATATTGTTCAAGTGATTCTGGCTCCCAGTCTTCTGCATCTTCTTGCATTTCTTCATCTTCTGTACCTTGGGATATAGGCTTAACAGCAGCTGAAAGATATGCAGCAATTTTTTCATAGCCAGGTTCGTTTGCTATTTGCTGAATAAACGATTTAAGAGCTGCAAGGGTATTAATTTTACCTGAATAGTCGATTACTTCCGATAAAGCTTCTTCTTCAATATCAAATCCTGGTTCTCCTAAATTCTTTTGAATATCAGCAAGTATTTTTGCAACAGCGGTCTTTACTAAAAGTGATTCATCTGCTACTATATCTGTTAAAGCATCATCCATTTGCTTTCCTGACTTAGCTTGTCTCATTTGATCAGCCATCTCTTGTGCAGCTGCTTGAGCTGCGTACTTTTCTTCTCTTCCTCTGTTTGTTCCTACACCGTTTATAAAATCATCAAGTGTCGAGGTAACGCGATCTGCTATTTCTTGCGACTTAGCATTTATTTCTTGTTGCTTAGCCTTTAATACGCTTAGCATTGCTTGCTTCTTACCGGTAAATCCTGCTCCTCTTTTAATGGCATTAAGTTCTTCATCACCAATTATATCTAAGAAGTATAGCGTTTCACGTATAAATTTAATTGTATCTAGTGGCGCTGAACTTAATCCGCCTGCTCTCATCTTTGAAGTAATACCACCAAATGATGGATGTGCAGATACATATGGCGAAACTTTAGCTTCACTTAAAATAGATACACGGGATAGTAGATCTTTGAACGAACTCATATAATATATTTATACAATATGCAATTAAATTGGAGAGATTTTAATGAAATGTCTTTTAATCAGCTGCGAAAAGTACCTGGAATAGGTAAAAAAGCTGCAGAACGCATTATAGACAATAGACCTTATAGATCTAACAACGATTTATTTAAAATTAAGGGGCTAGGAGCCAGGACTTTAGCTAAATTGGGTATAGAAAAGGTTAAAAAGGAGAGAAAATCATGGTATCTTATGGAAGACGGTATTGAATACCCGGATTTTTCACTAGCGAAGAACATTCTCACGGGAAAAATTGATTTTTTCTGGAGAATTCCGAAAGATAAACGAGAATATCTTGTAAAATAATGTGCGCTATAGTAGGATCTAATAATGCCTCTAAGTTTGAGGTAATGTATCAAGCAAATTTACCGAGAGGCAACTTCGCTTCCGGGTTAATCGGTCTTAATACCGGTGGAGATCAAATGATTCTTAAGAAAAAGGGCACTATTGACTTTGATTTAGTACAATTAGATGATATAAATGATTATTTTGTAGGACATGTTCAAGCTCCCACTTCAGCTAAGCGAACATGGTCGTATGATACCTCACATCCCTTTGAATCTCTATCTTGGTCTGTAGTTCACAACGGCGTTCTTACTAATCACGAACAAATTAGGTCAAAATACCTCGACTGGGATGTAAATCCTGTAGATACCGCAGTAATCCCTAATTTATTACAGCACTTTACAGAAGAATGTGAAGGGGAGTGCCCTGCACATGAAATAATTAAAAAAGTCCTGAGTCAGCTTCAAGGCACTTTTGCATTATGCATGGTAGATACAGATTGTAATGATGTGTATATTGCAAGACAGGGGTCAATTTTACACTATAATGATTTAGGAGACTTTTCTACACTAGGAGGTGAGGGATTTAAGGTAGTGCCTGAAGGAGTAATCTTAATGCTTAAAGATTACAAGTCGTGGGAAGTAGTAAATCACTTTGAAACTACATCACCATTTTTATTTTTATGAATACATTTTATTTTTCTACAACTAAAGGTAAAAGACAAGACACGATACTATACAAAAATCATTCGTCTTTTACAAAATTCTTCTTTAAAGAGAATAATACAGCATCTCTCGCTAGTGTATATAATAAAGCAATAGATTTTGCACTTGAAGAGAAGTCAGACTATCTAGTTCTGTGTCACGATGATGTAATAATTGAGTCAGATCTTAATTATAAGCTTGAATCAGCTATGGAAGGCTTCGATGTTATCGGAGTTGCAGGTACCACTGAATGCAAATTACAAGAGCCTGCTCTATGGCACCTCATGGGTGGCGGATTCGGCGGCGGTAAGCTACATGGCGCGGTAGCTCATGGTTCAAAAAATCATAAAGCTATGACTTCTTTCGGACCCTATCCGCAGCGAGTGCTCTTGCTTGATGGTGTATTCTTAGCTATTAAAAGAAAGGTTTTTGAAAAGGTAAAATTTGATGAATCTTGTCCAGCAAAGTTTCATTTTTATGATTTAGATTATTCGTTAGAGTGTCATAGAGCAGGATTTAAGCTTGGTGTATCAGATATTATGATCACACACGCCTCTCCTGGGTTAAGAGAGTTTACAGAAGAGTTTAAAAGAGGTCAGGAGTGGTTTCTTGAAAAATGGAAAGGTAAGCTATAATAAGAACGTGAGTAAATTAGATCTCGATTACTTTGAAAAAGTGCTTTGTTATAAAGCACTTTCTGACTCTACATATCTAGCGTCTATCGCTGACCATATTAAACCTGTCTTCTTTAAAGATAAGAATATATCTAAAGTCTTTACTATCATTTCAGAGTTTCATGAAAAGAGAAGTAAACTTCCCACTATTACAGAGGTTAAGTCTTATCTAACTACTGATGAATTGAAAGACTCATTTAAGGAGCTTGTAACATCTTTTAGTGATATTGATAAAAATATAGATAAAGACGAGCTGTATGAAAATACTGAGCAGTTTATAAAGGAGAAAGCTGTTTATAACACCATGTTAGAGATTGCTGGTGATATAACTAAAGGGTCTATTGATACTGCTGCTATGCTCGATAAGTTCGAGAAGTCTTGTAATATAAACCTAGTAACAGATTTAGGGTTTGATTTATATAACGATATTGAAGTACTTATTGATGATCTCAGTAGCGTACAAAAATCTATTCCTAGTACGTGGTCGTGGTTAGATGATGCTCTTAATGGAGGCTTTTTAGAAAACGGTCGTGCCTTATATGTCTTTGCCGGTGAAACTAATATTGGTAAGTCTATCTTCTTAGGTAATATTGCTACCAATATGGCCAACCAAGGTAAAAATGTACTACTTATCTCTCTCGAGATGTCAGAACTACTTTACGCGAGAAGGTTATGTTCAAATGTAAGTAAAATACCTCTTAAAGATCTCACTTACAATACACCATCTCTTAGACAAGCTATTAGAGAGCAAAAAGAAGGTAATAAAGGCAGAATTTTTATTAAAGAGTTTCCACCCTCTACTATTACTCCTAATCAACTCAAAGCTTTCGTTAAAAAGATAACAGATCAAGGTATTAATATTGATGCTATTGTTTTAGATTACTTAAACCTACTTCATTCTCCGATTGGATCTAACTCTTATGAAAGAATTAAAAATGTAACAGAGCAAGTTAGAGC